GGCAATGGACGATAGAAGTAGAGAGTTAGACCAAGTTAGAGAAAGATACGACAAAGAGTTAGAACTTGTAAAAGGGAACTTGGTTTTAGAGGAAATGTTTAAGGAAAATCAAAGAAAAGAAATAGCTGATATAAATAAAAAATATGATGATTTGGAAGCTGCTGAAAAGAAAAAAAGTGATGATGAGAGAATAGCTCAGGAAACAAAAACAACAGAGGAACTAAAAAAACTTCGTGAGGACGAGTTCTCCAAATCTCTTGGTTATTCCAAAGATTATTATACAGAACAACAAACACTTTTATTAAATAGAGCAGCCGAAGGATACAACATAGAGGAGGAAATGAGGCAACTTGAACTTGAAGGTTTAGAGGCTCAACTTCAAGTATATAGAGATTATGGAGAAAGCACTATTGAAATAGAAAATCAAATCGCAGCAAAGAAAAAAGAAATCCGTGGGGCCGAAAGACAGGCAAGGATGGATGATATAAATGGAGGACTTGAAGTTTTTAGAGCGAGCATTCAAGCTGCTATGGATTTAGAAAATGTTAGAAAAGAAAACGCCTTAAATAATCAAAATCTCACCGAGGAGGAAAGAGAAAAAATAGCTAAGGAAAGTTTTGAGAAGCAGAAAAAACTTCAACTACAAATGGCCTATGTTGATGCGGCAAAAAGCGTCACCTCTATTCTGGCTCAGTATCCGAAGTTTGATGGAGGTATAGCTATGTTCGCCGCAATCGCCACGGCAGCGATTATGAATACAGCAGCCATAACTCGTATCAAAAGAACTCAGTATCAAGGAGCTTCAAGTGGAGATGAAAATGAGGCACAACCAAGTAAGTTCGCTCGGGGTGGTGTTTTAATAGGGCCACTTCATAGTCAGGGTGGAATAAGGACTTCTTTTGGTGAGTTGGAAGGCGGAGAGTTTGTAGTCAATAGACGCTCAACTCGTATGTATGGGGGTCTTATATCAGCCATAAACCAAGCAGGAGGAGGTCGTAAGTTCGCAACAGGTGGCATTCTCGGATTGGAGGATCAACTACAAAGCCTACAAAGAAATATAAACCAAGCCCCAGTAGTTAAAGCCTATGTTCTTGAAGGTGATATATCATCAGTTATGGAAGCACAACAAAAGATTAAATATAGGACAACCCTATAAAAATATATTTATATGTATGGAAAAAAATATAATAGAACTGAAAGTTTTAGATGATGATGATATATCAGGTGTCTATGCCGTAGCACTTGTAGAGGAACCAGCTATTCAAGTAGATTTTTATAGTTTTGATGAGGAAGTTTTTATTGAACCTTCTGCGACAGAAAGTAAAGACGAATATGTTTCCCGTTGTATAGAATATTTAATATCAAAAGAAGGATACGACCAAGAGCAAGCAGCCGCTATATGTTATGACACCTGGGAGAATATGAGTGTAGATGTATCCAATCTACTTCCATATACACAACCACTAAAAAAGAAAGATAAAACTTTCGGATATATTGAAGCCTCTAAAAGTGGTGTTGAGGATTTGATTTTAGAGTTCGCTTCTCAAACTGGATACACAGAAGAAGCCTTAAAAGAAATCTTTGCGAATGCTTATTTAGGTGGAGGAGCAGTTTTTCCAGATGAACTTTTACCTGGATTTGAGGACGGAATAGAAGGTCAAATAATGCTCTATAAATATGAAGGTGGTTTAAGTTCCAATAGCAGAAGTTTTTGTCGCCAGATGAAAGCTCTTGATAAATACTACACTTTTACGGATATAGAAGCTATGAGCGCTATGGCGGTAAATGCTGGATTTGGACCCAGAGGAACTTTAACCTACGATATTTGGTTATTTAAAGGAGGCGCGAACTGCCGTCATTATTGGAGTAGATATTTTACACAATACAAAGACGGAACTTTCAGGCTACAAAAAAGAGGGCGTGTATCAGGCAGACCCGGTCGTGAGCCTTACGATATGCCCAACAGAGGTTATTTACTGAGCCAAATGTTTATGGACGAGGACGAACAAATACTCGTTGGACCCGCTATGGTTCCTAATATGGAAATCCCCAGAAAAGACAAAGATACTGGTGAGGTTTATTTTGTAGTTTTTACAAAAGAAACTATATTCAAGATACAGGAGAAGTTTATGAAAACACAATCTACTCACTCTACAAATCAAGACCACGATCCTTCTAAACCAGCTGATACATATATTTTTGAGAGCTGGATTATAGAAGATCCAGATTTAGATAAATCAAAAAAATATGGATTTACTGATTTACCAGTAGGAACTTGGATGGTTAAAATGAGAGTAAATAATAAAAAAGTATGGGATAGAATAAAAAAAGGTGAGCTTAAAGGCTTTTCAGTTGAGGGTGATTTTATACCCCAGTCGGGACAAAACTAATACTATATATTTATAGTGTATATAAAAACAAATAAAATAAAATGGATATAGGAAAACTTGATGTTATTAGAACTATTTTAGGCTTAAAACCTATTCTACATACATTTAACGAACAAAAGTTCGCAACAGCTACTTTGATTGATGGAACAAAAGTTGAAACTGCCGAAGGTCAAGAACTAGTAGTAGGTTCAACTCTATATGTTGTAGCCGAGGACGGCTCTAAACAACTCGCACCAGTTGGAGCACACCAAACAGAAACTGCTGAAATCGTGGTTGATAGCAACGGACAAATCCTAACTATCACAGAAAAACAAGCCTTAGAGGAAGTTGAGATTGAAGTTGGTGAGAAAAAAGAGGAGGAGGCACCGGCTGATATAGTTGATTTAATAGAAAAGATTGTTGAGGAGAAAGTTGGTGATTTCAAGAAAGTAAAAGAAGCTATGGAGATGATTGTAAATGAAGTTCAACTTCTTAAAGAAGATTTAGGAAAAATGAAAAACAAATACTCTGAGTTTGAGAATACACCAGCAGCAGAACCAGTATCAAGAAGCATTTTTGGAGCTATGAAAGACACCGAGGATGTAGTTGAGAAAAGATTACAAATGATTAAAAAACATACCGAGTTATTCGCAAAAAACTAAAAAAAATAATAAATAAAAAATGGCACTAAACCTCGCAGGTCTCGCATCTTATACAGACCAAAACTCAGGCATCTTGATTGGACGCGCAATCTTGGGTGCCGACCTATTAAACTATGTCAATGTTCAACCAGGATATTCGGCTGGAACGGTTGATATAAACATCCTGAACCTATCACAAATGGAGTTCGGAACTCGCGCTTGTGGTTGGACTGATACAGGAACCGTGAGTTATGAAAAAGTATCTGTAACCGTAAGAAACAGACAATCTAAACAAAACCTTTGTCTTCAAGATTTAAGAGGTTATTGGTTGTCGGCTAATATGAGTCCAAGCGCTTTTAACGAACAATACCCCTTGGAGCAGTTCCTCGCTGATGAAGCAGTAAAAGCTACAAGATTAAACTTTGAGACAATCCTAGGAACCGACATCATAACAGGTATGACCGCATCAAACGGCGTTGTAACTGAAACTGGTGGTGGTTGGACTTTCTCTACAATCTGGGACGGCGTAAATGCTCTTATTGATAGTATACCAACAGGAGTAAGAAGCAGAGATGACTTGTATATGTATATGAGTTATAATGTATTTAGAACTCTTACAAGAAGGCTTGTAGAACTAAACTACTTCCATTTTAATCCGGGTCAGGCAACTATTGGTTCAGGCTTAGGTCAAGGAGTAGTTATTCCAGGAACGAATATCACAGCCGTTCCAGTAGCGGGTCTTGGAACTTCCAGCAGAGTATTCTGCGGACCCAAAGAACATCTCGTAGTCGTAACCGGTCTAACCGACGACCAAGATAAAATCTCAATCTGGTATTCCAAAGACAACGACCAAATCCGTATGTTGTCAGCTTATAGAGCGGGTATTGGAGCTGTATATTCATCTTTCGTCCAAAATGGTAGAGCTTAAACTAAAAAAATAATAACTCAAAATGGCAATAATAAACACCCTTTTAACAAATGGGATAAATCTGGATCCGATAGACGCAGTAGGTGGCATTCAACAACTCTGGATATGTGCTTCATATTCACAGACAGGAGCGACTTTTGGACTCACGGCTTCAAGGTTGGACTCACTACAAGGCTCAGGAACTTTCTTTCAGTTTGATATACCAAAAGATACTACATCTTGGACTGAAACAGCAACAATCGCACCCGCTTCGGGAACCTTATTTTATCAAGGTGATTTGTTGATGGTGTTTCACAAGTTAGAACAATATAGGAGAAATCAACTGAACTTACTGACAAGAAATAGATTTATCCGCGCAGTATTTCAAGACAACAACGGTAGGTGGTGGATTGTTGGTTTAACAAGAGGAGCACAAGTATCAGCTGGAACAATCCAGACAGGAACCGCTCCTGGTGATATGAGTGGTTATTCTTACACACTACAACATCAGGAACCGAACCCGTGTTTCTTTATGACTTCAACAGCTTCTATGTCAGGATTTACTTGGACGGCAGCTACGATTGTAACGACTTAAATGTAAAAAAAACTAACAAAAAAGAAAACCTCAGGTCATATACGACTTGGGGTTTTTTTTATATATCTATATTTATATAGTATGGTAAATATATTCGGAGCTGGATCCAATCAAATAGTTATTTATTGTGATGCTATAAACGACTTCACATACGGGTTTTTTCCTATCACGATTACGAACATTTTTTCTCGTGAAACAAAAACTTTCAAGCCAGATGTAATCACAAAAAACACGAGGTTTATTAAACTTTGTTTTAATCTTGTGAGTAGTCAAGCTCAGGAGGATTTATCAAATGGAAAAATATATATTAAAGCTCAGGGAACTTTTGAGTTTCAAGTAGGAAATAGTGGAACTTTCAACACAAATGTTTCACTTATGAACCCATATAGAATAGTTGAGGTTATTGAAGCACAGGTGGCTTTAAGAGAGCAGGAAGTTCAATATACAAGTTTTATATCCGAAAACGAGGATTTAACTGCTTATGTTTTTTTAGATGATGATCCTTGCCCTGATGGGAACTGCCCTCCTACGGATTGTTATATTCCGAGCGTGGGTGAAAGATATGGAGGTGGAGTAGTATATAAGGTGGATACAAATCAAAGGATTTTTTATGTAGCCGCACTAGATGACCTTGATGGTAGATATGACTGGGGTGATTTTGGTAAGCAGATTGTCGGGGTAAATGAACTCTCTGGAAAAATAGATACTCAGCTCAACCAACAACAAGTAGGGAAAAAGGGACAGGCAGCGGATATAATAAAAGATAAACTGATAAATGGATATAATGATTGGTATATCCCATCATACCAAGAGTGGCAGGACGCTTTGTCGGCAGTGGGAACTCAGAGTTTAGTTCCAGATGATAGACTATACTGGACTTCAACACAGGGTTCGACACTGAACCAACCAATCACGAATGATATACTATACTCAAATCTTTTTCCTAATGATAATGTTTTTTGGAGTGATGTAGATAGGGATAGGACACTAATACCGAATATACTTTCTTTTACAGGGGACTTTGATACGACTAATACCACTAATGATTATCCCACTGAAATAGAAAAAATCTCTGGTATAGAGAGCGTGGAATGCTACTATCAACAAATAGGAGAAAGACTGATACAAGAAGTATCAGCATCAGTTCTGGAAGCCAGAACATACTATACATATAGAGTATATCTCAAACCATTTCAGGGGGAAGCAACAGGGAGTATATTTTTCAATACCACCCATACAGGCAACTCAGCGATAAGTTCAATACAAATAAAATTTGGTTTTGATGGTATAACTCTGGAACAGGTAGGACTTTTTGTAGAAGCAGAACTAACACCTCTGGATAATCTTTGGTATAGATTGGAAATGACCTTTCCAACACTAATACCATCAGGGTTTCTCCAAATAGTTCTAGTAGAATATCAGTTTGATAATCAAGCAATCACACCCGAGTTCGCTTTCATATATAGTTCCCCGACATTCAGGAAGGGTAGATATAATAGACACGGCGCTTTTGTAGCACCCGGTGGTAGAGTTCCAAGGGCGAGGAGAGAGTATATAACAGGCACACTCAATCCACAGGAGGGGACATACTCGGTAGGATTTGGTGGTCTTGATGGCGCACCCGATAATACACTACAAGATATAAATGGTGCTTTTTTTCATATGGCAACCCACTCTCAAAACATAACACTACACGCCAGAAATAATGGGTATAAATACCTAAAAATATCAACAGGAGCGGATACATATAATAGAGAGCAACCCTTCTCCGTATGGGACTTGGATACTTCAAGCCTGACTTTTACATCAGAAACTATGAACTATATTTTTAATAACTACAATCCAAATGATAGTAGGTGGGTAAAATCCAAAACAATATGGGAAAAAGAATATAAGAAAGATATATGGGGTGAATATACAAGTTGGAGAGTGGGTTCAACTCAATCTTCCAGCCTTGGTATAAGGTTCCATTGGGATATACTGAATAGGACTGCTGGTGAAACTTTTTCTTTGACTACATATGTGAGAGGGGAAGACAACCAACAGATAGAGTTTTTTATATTAAATACTGGGGAAACAACTTTCAATGCTGCCCGTTGGAACCCCACTACAAAAACCTTTCCACAGCTACAAACAACCAACTATATAGTGAGTGCCACCGCAACTCCAAACGCAGTGGGTGATTGGGATAGAGTAGATTTGACTTTAAGAATACCATCAGGACAGACAACAATGCGCACCAATATCACACCTTGGCCGGGAGGGAGCACAAATACAATACCAAATAATAGTTTTGTAGGTGGTGTGGTAGGAACACCCGGAACTTCACCTTGGCAGATAGAACCAAGAAATCTAACCCGACAAATAGTAGCCATAGGAACAGAAACTGCTGCCGATGGAACAATAGTAGATTATGTAGATGTAAGATTTACTGGGACACCATCAAACACAACTGATGTTTTTCTTTTACCAGCATCAACTCAGGTTATAGCTGCTACGGCAGGACAATCTTGGTGCGCCACGGCATATGTAAAAAAAATAGCAGACCCTAATCCACCCACAAATGGATATGTAGGTAATGAAGAAAGAGCCGCTAATGGTTCATTTCAATCAAACTCAATAGTGTCTTTCACTCCATCAACCACTTTGACCAGATATAGTGTGACTAGAACTAACAATACCGCTCTCTGTGCGTTTCAGACCATAAAAATAGGATTTAATATGAACGCAGGTGTCTTTTATGATTTTACTATGCGTATAGGTTCTCCCCAGTTGGAAAGAGGTTTAATCACAACAGGTATGATAAAAACCACAAACGCACCCGTAACACAGAGAAGGAATATAGAAATCTGTGGTGCTCATCTGGCACCCACTACATACCAGGATTTTTCTGGTGGTAAAATAGAGAGTATATATACCACCGGTGGAACTATATTTTTCAGAAATGACGAGTTCGTGAAATGGAACACCCCGAATGGAGCTCCAACCTTTTCAGTTGGTCTGATATCCGCACCAGATGGAAAGATGAATACAACCAGATTTAATATCTCTGCTACATACTCGGTGATAGAAACACCTAACCTCGTGGGAATACTACACAATACGGACTATGTTTTTAGTGTGTATGTAAAAACACTAACAGGAGCCATTACACCCCCTTTCTCAATAGAAATAGATGGAGCACCCGCTGGCTCATCACAACAGGGTTCATCTTTTACCTGGGTAAATGATGCTGGTATATTTAGACCAAATACAACATCATCAAAAGGGGGGTGGAGAGCAGTCGGTGATGGTTGGTATCAAATATGGCACACTATAAAAATCAATCCATCAGGCTCTCTAACTTCAATACAAGCTGAGTTCCGTTCAAGTCCTGCTTTTGATGGCAACTTCTACGCTTGGCATCCTCTGGTGGAGTTGGGAACAACACCATCTACACTATCAAAAGTATATAGACCACCATATCAAGTGAATAATAACTTTTTACTAAGTAGAGATTGGAATAAAATAGTTTCTGGTAGATTTAATCAGGATATATATGGGTATGTAAATAATAAACTAACTTTTACGCCGATGAAAACTCTGACTGGGTATGGGACGGCATCAGAGGTGGGAACAGCAGAGGTATATGGAGCACAGGCAGTATCCAACTCTGATGGTTTTTTAAGTTCTTGGAGGTTCATATACCCGATAGAAACTTTTATGTTTAAGACCTTCATACCACAACCAAATACAGACACTGCTACAAATGGATTTTTTACATCAATATCCCTGAACCCGCAGAGAAATAAGTTCCATTTTTATAGAAAGGATTTATATTTCAAGATAAAGCCTTTTAGACAACAAACTTACTAAAAAAATATGAAAACAAAAATGAAAAAAGAACAAATCTTCGGTTTAATAAGACATACTCTAACCTTTGTAGGAGGGTTATTATTTTACAACGGAGTTCTTAGTGATAGTGAAACTACCGAAATCGTGTCGGCTACTATGACCTTGATAGGTTTGATATGGAGTATCGTAGAAAAAAATAAACAATAAAAATGGAAAAAGATAAAAAGTTTAAGTTCTTTTCTTTTGGTGATATAGGGCAGTTCCTACCAAAGTTCGTTGAAACTAACTCTGGTGATTGGGTCTTGTTTGGAAAGGATAATCTCTGGCCTAACCTTATAGTAACGCTCTATAATCAATCATCTATGAATAGAACTTGTATCCTTTCTAAATATGACGCTGTTATAGGAAAAGGACTTAAAGCCGAAGGTGAAGTTCCTATGGCTAATCCAAAAGAAACACTCAGCGAGTTATTTGAGAAGTGTGCTCTTGATTATATACTACACGGCGGTTTCGCAGTAAATGCCGTATGGAATAAACTTGGTAATGGGGCAGATTTATACCATATGGATTTTACGAAAGTAAGGTCAGGAAAGCCTAACAAAACCAACGGACAAGTAGAATATTATTATTCTTGTTATGAGTGGAAAAACTGGCGTAAATATGGAGTAGTGGAACTTTGTAAGTTAGATAAAAACCTATCAAAAGAACGACCAAATCAAATCTGCTACGCCAAAGATTACTCACCGGGAAATGATATATACCCTCTGAGCGACTGGGTCGGAGCAGTAAATGATTGTCTTACAGATATACAAACCAGTATTTTTCACAACTCAAATCTACAAAACGGATTGGTTCCTTCTCTATGGATAAGCTTTAAGAACGGCATTCCCGACCCTCAGGAACAACAGGACATCTACACGAGAATAAATGAAACTTTCTCTGGCTCAGAAAACGCCGGTAGATTTTTCATAAGCTTCTCGGATGATCCAGCTACTACGCCTGATGTAACCCCTTTAAGAGCTGAAAATGATAGTTATTATATTCAACTGGATCAAAGGGTCGTATCAAGAATACTTACAGCTCATCGTATATCATCACCACTTCTTTTAGGTATTCGTGAAGGTGGAGGTGGTCTTGGTTCTAACAAAGATGAAATCCTCACAGCCTACGAACATTTCAACAGCACCGTAGTTAAACCAATACAAAAGTTTTTATTGAAGGAGTTTGAGTATCTTTTAAGGACTTGTAAGAATAGTGATATAACGCTCTCTATTGAACCCAGAACTCTTTTTGAGGAGAATATACTTACAACAGGGGAAAGTTCAACAGGAACCACCCCAGAGAGTTTGGAGACAAATGAAGCTATAAGGTCTTTAAGTGGTCGGCAGTTTCAGGGACTTATGAGGATTGTTCGTCAATACAATCAAGAAAAAATAACTCTGGAACAGGCGAAGTTGATGCTTACCTCTGGATTTGGATTGAACGACGAACAAATAAATAACTTTCTTGGTCTAAATGAAGTAGAGCAAAACGGATAAAAATATATTTATAGATATGGCACAAAATGAAGTTCTTTTAGTAAGTGAAAGTAAGATTAAAGCTTTCACTTCCATAAACTTTAATATAGATCCTTTGGAGTTAAAACCCTATATACTTCAAGCACAAGACCTCTGGCTACAAAACTATATAGGTTCAAGTTTTTATGACGAGCTCAGAAATCAAGTTCGGTTAAATACTCTTTCCAGCGACAACAGAACTTTCCTTCAAGATTATCTTTCACAACCACTATGTAACTATGCTCTGTGGAAAGCCCTTCCGTTTTTACATACAAAGATTTTTAATAAGGGTCTTTTAAGAAATACGAGCGAAACTGGTGAAACAATACCGATAGAGGATATGAAGTTTTTAAGAGCTGAGATTATGAATACAGCCGAGAGCTACATACAAAAAGCGCTCAACTTTTTAAGAGAAAGACCACTTTTATATCCGAAGTATCAAAACCCACAACTTACAGATGGGGATGGCGTTATACCCGAAAGAGGCAGGATTTCAACAAATCAGTTTGTAATCCCTAAAAAATATGGAATATATGGAGATAGTTGGAACAAAGAATATGGATGTGATAGTTGTTGGGAAAGGAACGCAAGAGGTTAGAACTTTAAAAAGACCAATCAAGCAAACTTTTACAAATGAGGAAATGCTTAAAAAATGGAAAGAAAAAAATGAAGGCACTTCAAGAAATAATAACTGATAAGATTATACTACTCAACGCTTCAACTTTCATAGTTGGATTTAGTGAAGTAGATTTATTTATTAAAATGATTTTTTATATAGTATCTATTATTTATACTATATTTATGATAATAAGAAAGTATCAGGAGATTAGTGAAGCTTCAAATAAGAACTCCGAAGACAATCCAACGAAACACAATCAGCAGTAAAACTACTGGTATATTCACGCTTTAAGTATTTTTCAACTATGTTTGTATGAAAGTCCAAATCAAGCGCGACTTCTATTCCATAAATACCAAATCTATAATAAATCTTTTCTATAAGTTTAGGGTCAAACCACTCAGCCGCTATGTGATGAGTTAAATAGTTCTCTGGTTTTTCCCACCAAATAATACCCGTGTTGAAGTTCTCAACAAAAGGCAACCAACCCTGAATAGGTCTAAAATCTGCTCTAAGCCATATGAACTTATCAATATCTATATCAAACTGCTTAAAGTATTTCCAGTTAGATAAATGTTTTTTCAGGACTAAAACTTCATCACCCATATTAAAGAAACAACGCTTCGGTTCTTTTTTTGTATTTAAGATGAACTTGTGGATCTCGTCAAAAGATGTAGGCTCAATATAAAAAACAAAAAGACCAGTAGGATCAGCTTGGAACCAAGTATCAAACCTCTCATTAAAGTTCTTATCAAATCTCGGATAAATAATAGAATAAACATTAGCCATATAGTTTTTTATTTTTTAACTCCTCCTCAATCTCGGCTATTGAACTGGTGTAGGAATGAAAATCTATAAAATCAATCTCGTTCTTAAACCTCATAATATAATCTATTTCATTTCTATTTCTTATATTAAACACTTGATAAATGCCGTCATCGTGTAGATAATCAACAGGTCTTATAACATTAAACTTATATTTACCACCCCCATTTGGTAAATCTACTATCTTAAAGAAAGCCAATAAATCTGGTTTCTCTGGGTATAAATAAATATAATCTGGGTAGTTTAATCTTAAACGGGATAGGATAGTCTTGAAAGACCACCCTATCTCTAACATATCATTAAACATCCTTCTTTTTCTACGATAAAAAACTTCTAAATCCATAATCTTTTTTTTTTATTATATATATTAAAAAAAAAGGGCTTTTAGGAACTATTGATTTTTTATGAAAA